CTTTCTAATGCAGCTAATATGTCCCAATTATTATTTGCTCTTACAGGAAGTTTTCTTGGTGGTATTTCTTTAGCATCAGGAATTGGTCTTGGAGGTCATGGAGGTGCGTCCGGTGACTTAGCAGGCACTATTAATGGAGGTAATGGAGGCAATGGCGGTAACTACGGAGCAGGTGGTGGAGGAGGAGGAGGAGCAACCTCCCCAGCAAATGGTGGAAATGGAGGAAATGGAGGTGGTGGATATATAGCTATTCTTGAATACTATTAAAAAACAAATATATATTTATTGCAAATAATTAAAAATGGAAACAAAAGTTTTAACACAAGAAGAAATTGCAAAATTAAAAGAAATCCAATTAAAAAGAATTTCACTTACTGAAAAATTTGGATTACTAGAAGTACAAAATCAAGAAATTAATTCTCAAAAACACCAACTGTCTTTAGAATATCAACAACTAAGACAACTAGAAGAACAACTTGGTGCTGTTCTTCAACAAAAATATGGTGATGGGACTATCAATTTAGAAAAAGGAGAGTTCATAAGCGGCTAGTTTTTTGAATTTCCTTAAGATATTTATAAACAAATAAAATCAATAAGCAACATGGCAGAAACTTTAATATCACCTGGTGTATTAGCTAGAGAAAACGATACATCATTTGTTAGCAGCCAACCTGTAAATGTAGGAGCCGCTATTATAGGTCCTACTGTTAAAGGACCGGTTGAAATCCCCACTATTGTTACCTCATACAGTGACTATGTAAATAAATTTGGAGATGTTCTCACAAGTGGTAGTGATACCTACTCATACTTTACATCTATTGCAGCATATAGCTATTTTCTTAATGGTGGAGAAACCATGTTGGTATCTAGAGTAGTATCAGGTACATTTTCTTATGCTACAAGCTCTACTATTGCTAATAATGTTTCTTCAGTTGCTGGTGGATATGCTGTTGGCTCATTCCAATTTAGTACGGCAGCTCAAACCGGATCGGGCAAATCAGTAGCTTTTGAAATTGGAAACAATACCTATTATTTATCTCCAGCTAGTTTTGAGGCTGTTTCTAATCCTTTAGATTATGCATATTTTAATGTTAATGGTACTAACACGTGGGATTTAAATGCTTGGGGCACATCACTTGCTTCTATGATTAATAATACTAGTTTTGATACCTCTTTTTACCTTACAGCTAGTTGGAATGGAGTAAATACTCTCAATGTATCTTCATCTACTCCAGGTGCTTCTTCTAATGGTATAAATCTTTATGTTGCAGGTATAGGTATAGGTGCTCCTTTAACTAGCATGACTTTAGGTACTACCTTACTAGGTGGATTTGATGGTATTTCTGCTGATGCCTTTACTTTAGAAACTCTTTCTGAAGGTGTTATTATGAATAGTAATAGCCCTGTTGATTCTCAAGGTGCTTTAGCTAGTGGAAGTACAAACAATCTTCGCTGGCAGATTACAGCTCCTAATACTTCATCTGGTACATTTAGCTTATTGATTAGACAAGGAAACGACAATACTAATAATCCTATTGTATTAGAAACTTGGACTAACATTTCATTGGATCCTAAATCTCCTAATTATATTTCTAAAGTAATAGGTGATTATGTATATAATTACAACCCAACTACTAACCAAATTGAAGTAACAGGTAACTACCCTAACAACTCTAGATACGTAAGAGTTAAATCTGTCAACTACCCAACCCCAGATTTCTTTGATAATGCAGGTAATGCAAAACCTCAATACCAATCTTATATACCTTTAGCAGCAACAGGTGCTTTTGGTAACGCAGTAGGTGATGTAAGAGCTGGAGCCAATTTCTATAACACAGTTACATCAACTAACACACAGGGAGTACAGGGATCTGATTATACCAATATGATTAATCTCTTATCAAACCAAGATGATTACAGATTTAATGCTTTATTCACCCCAGGTTTGTTTAGTGAACTTCATACTAGCCAAGTAAATACTATTATAGCTAATACTCAAGAAAGAGGCGATAATATCTATGTAGTTGACTTAGTAGATTTTGGTGATGTTTCAGGAAATGTAGTTAATGAAGCATCTGCTCTTAACACCTCATATGCTGCTGCTTATTGGCCTTGGGTTCAAATTAAAGATCCTAGTACAGGTAAAAACATTTGGGTGCCTGCTTCTACAGTAATTGCAGGTGTATATGCTTATAATGATAGAGTGGCTGAGCCATGGTTTGCACCTGCAGGTATTAATCGTGGTGGTTTAGGTCAAGTAATTAGAGCTGAACAGAAATTACCACAAGCAACTCGTGATACTTTATATTTAGGTAAAGTAAACCCAATCGCTACATTCCCAGGCACTGGTGTTGTAGTATACGGTCAAAAAACCTTACAAACTCAAGCATCTGCACTAGATCGTGTAAATGTTCGTCGTTTGTTGATTGCACTTAAATCATATATTTCTCAAGTAGCTAATAACTTGGTATTTGAACAGAATACAATTTCAACTAGAAACCAATTCTTAGCTCAAGTTAATCCATATCTTGAAAGTGTACAACAAAGACAAGGTTTATACGCGTTTAAAGTAATCATGGATGAATCGAATAATACTCCTGATGTAATTGACAGAAACCAATTAGTAGGTCAAATATACTTACAGCCAACCAAAACTGCTGAATTTATTTACCTTGATTTCAATGTTACACCAACAGGAGCTACATTCCCAGGTTAAAAAATTAATTGAATAATATTTATAATAAAATAAATAAAGAAACATGGCAATCTTAGACGCAAACGAAATATTTTTTACCGCATTTGAACCCAAACAGGCCAATCGATTTATCCTGTACATGGACGGTATTCCTAGTTACATTATTAAAGGAGTAAATGCTGTAACATTAACCCAAGGTGAAGTAACTTTAAACCACATTAACATTTTACGTAAAGTAAAAGGTAAAAGTGTTTGGGGTAACATTCAAATGACACTGTTTGATCCTGTAACACCATCAGGAGCTCAAGCAGTAATGGAATGGGTTCGTCTACACCACGAATCTGTAACAGGTAGAGATGGTTACTCTGACTTTTATAAGAAAGATTTAGTAATTGATGTCTTAGGTCCTGTAGGTGATATCGTAAGTGAATGGGTTCTTAAAGGTGCTTTAATTACTGAAGCTAACTTTGGTGATTATAGCTGGGATACTGAAAACACGGCTGTTAACATTACATTAACTGTAGCTGTTGATTACTGCGTATTGAACTTCTAATTTAATATTATTAGTATTATAAGAGCCCACAACTTTGTGGGCTTCTTTTTTCCAATATTTATAACAAAAACAATATCATGGGTTTATTACAAAAATTACTCACTGATGGATCTTTATTAGATATAGAAGTTCCATCAGCTGGTGGAGGGCCAATTAACGATGCCACTTCAGGATTTGTTCAGGAATTTCTTCCTACTAATACATTTTTAAACTCGGTTGTAGGTCAACCAAACAATGGTAGTGTATTAGTTGATACTTTAGATGAAACAGCATTAGATAACACTGATTCTCTTTCTAATCCGCCTTATCCTACTGCACCCCCCATACCTGACCTTATTACAACATATCCTGCATCATCTACAGGTGAATTTGGTGGCGCTTCTGCTCCATTTACTCAACCATGGAGTGCAGCTAATCCATATTTAGGTAGTATATCTACTTTAACCGATTTACTTACCAACCCTCAAGTAAATACATTAAATCAAACTGCGTTAGACAACACAGATTTAACAGCTGCTCCTACAGCATTGGTTAATGCTCCCGTGTTACCTGACGCTATTACTTCATATCCTTCAATAGCCAGTGGGGAATTTAATGGTGCTTCTACCGGTTATACTCAACCGTATAGTCCAACTAACACGTATTTGAGTAATGTTCCTACCATAGCAGCGTTGCCTACCAATCCTCAAGCTAATACCTTAGGACAAACAGCATTAGATAATACAGATCCAACAACTGCACCTACTGCACTATTAAATGCTCCTGTATTACCAGATACTATTACCACTTATCCTCCAATAGCTAGTGGGGAGTTTAATAGTAACTCATCTCCATTTACTCAACCTTATAGTCCTACTAACACATATTTAAGTAATGTTCCCACTATAGCGTCATTACCCACTAACCCCCAAGCTAATACTTTAGGACAAACCGCGTTAGATAATACTAATCCTTCATCTACTCCTACTGCTTTAATAAACACCCCTACGTTACCGGATACTATTACTACTTATTCTCCTTTAGCAAGTGGTGAATTTAATGGAGCACCAGCAGGTTTTACCCAGCCATACAATCCCAGTAACACATACTTAGACCCAGCTAACTTAAACGTAGTAACTAACCAACTAACTAACCCTCAGGTAAATACTCTAAATCAAACAGCATTAGATAACTCAGATCCTAATGCGCTCCTTACTGCTTTATTAGATGCTCCCGTATTGCCTGATAACATTACTTCATATCCTGCGGTAGCAAGTGGTGAATTTAATGGTGCCGCATCTGGATTTACTCAACCTTGGAGTCCTAGTAACACATACTTAGATTCAACTAACATAACTAATTTAACTAATCCTGCTACTAACCCACAAACTAATACTTTAAATCAAACTGCATTAGATAATACTACTGGTCTATCTGCTCCTACATCTCAACTTAATACTCCATCATTACCGGATACAATTACTTCATATCCGGCTGTAGCAAGTGGTGAATTCAATGGTGCTCCTTCACCATTTACCCAACCATATAGTCAATATAACACATATTTAGAAAACGTTAATATCATATCCGACCCTCTAAATAACGCTCAAATTAACACGTTATATGAAACAGCATTAGATAACTCAGACTTAGGAGCATTACCAACAGCTTTATTAAATGCCCCTATATTACCAGACACTATTACAGTATATCCCCCTGAGGTTAGTGGTTTAAATGGGGTTGTTACTCCTTTTAGTCAGTCTTGGGGAGCAGATAACAAGTATTATAATTATATGAAAGAAAATTTTAGTGCTCGTTAATAAAACCAATTTTATATATATTTA